TGGCTATGGCGATGGCTCTGGCTATGGCTAAGGCTATGGCTATGGCGATGGCGATGGCGATGGCTCTGGCGACTATAAAAAGTTGGGATTTACGCTTTTAGAAAAAGGTAAATGACCAAGGCTCCAGTAGTTAAGCTGTACACAGAAGCCGATTTGTTAGCGGTGGAAGCGTTCAGCGAGAAGTCTAAAGAAATTATCGCTCTGTATGTCAGAGAGAATTCAGCGACTTTAACGAGAGAGGAAGACGGTAAGATTTTAGAGGGTGTTGTGTTTAGAGATAGTTGCTTTCGAGTTTTTCGTGAGTGGCTAGAGAATCCGATGCCAGCGAGGTTGAAGGCAGAGGCGATGATGAGGTGGAGAGTATGAAAATAAAAGAATCTAATAATCATACGTGCGCATGCTGCTTGCGAGTTGATACCTTTGAAGGCGCCGTCCCTGATGACGCTAAATATCTTTGCAAGAAATGCTACAAAAAGGTGCGTAGAGCCTACGAGAAAAAGCATCCCGGATATTCGCTCAAGACTAAGGAGGATGAGGTGCAATGAAACCTTTAGCCTCTTTTAAGATTCGGCCTGCTGGATCTCTTTATTACCAGATAAATGTTTGGCCGACGAAATCTGCAATGCATAAGCACTGTTACTGGATGTCAGGAAAGGACTACGAAGGAGTTTGTAGCACTTATAAATCCTCGCACTACCCAAGATGTTGTGGGGAAGTGAATCTGTATCGACGAGCTTGTCGCCCTGGAATTATTGTTCACGAATTAGCTCATGCTGCTATCGGATGGGCAGAGAGAAAGAAACTAAAGCTAAGTAAAAAGCCCGTTGCTGGAACTATGCCTAGAGATTGCGACGAGGAGCAATTTTGTCATGCAATGGGATCGCTTACGGCGCAATGTTTTTCGGCTATGTGGAAATATCAAATATGGAAATGAAGCCAGAATCAGAGCCGCTAGATGATCTCTTCGGGTGGCGCATGCACGATAAGTACAGTCCTGATCATAGTGGTCAGTATGGTCACTATTGCATGGATTTCGACGGACTGTGGATTTGTAAGGACTGCTCAGACTTCGCCTGCTGTACGTGTCTAACAGATGCCGATAAGGCTTATTTCGATGCTCCATCGATTCCAATCAGCGAAGAAGAAAGAGAGCAAATGATTTCTAAGATTTGCAAGGAATCGAAATGACCAAAAAACTAACAATGCTTGAAGCGCTGGATTGGTGCAGAGAGAATCCAGCGTTTAATCAGTGTAGAGGGTTTCTGGGAGGGGATTTGGAAATGGGCGCAGGAAAATCAGATGGGTATGGACTTGCCGCTTTCGAGTCTAAAGCAAATCATTTTCGGGGGAAGCGATGACAATTGAAGGATATTCAAAAACTGCCAATGCTTTAGTTGATAGAATCAAGGGACTTGGCCCCCAGATCCTAAAGGTAGAAAGCCCTTGGGACTTATTTAAAATTAAAGAATTTAAATGCGATGATTTAAGCCCAAGCTTATTTCAGGCTTCATGGGCATTGAAGAAAGCGCAAGTATTAATAGAGAAGGAAAGCGATGAGCGAGAAGGATAAGCCGGACATTGAGACAATTGTTGAAATGCTATCCAAGGAAGAAAAAGCAGAGGCAATTTATTTCAGAGCAGACTCACGTTCAAAAGCTTCCGTGCAAACTGTATGGGGGCCATTTAAACACAGTATCGAGCTAGCCCTCTCTGTCGCTTTTAGGAAAGGAATAAGGCGAGGTTATGAGTATGCTAAAAAGGAGGTGAACAATGACTGATCTGGATTTGTTTCTTATATCCATATTTATTTTAGTTGCTCATATCAGTATCAAGACGACTTTACGAATAGTTAAAAATAACGAAGAGACAAGCAATGATAAGTGAAGAGGATTGGCAAGCCGGTGTCGCAGCATTAGTACGGCAGGTTCGCCATCATAAAGATATTGGAACTCCCTTTGAAATTGATCTTTTTGCAAAGGATATGTTTATGGAGGGATTTCGTAAGGGTATCGAGCACGAGAGGAAGAAGCATATTCCCGACGCCAAGAAAATGGTCGAGCAAGTCGGAGAGAAGCACTGGAGGATAAGGATGGTCACGAATAACTTGTCATTATGCCATTGAGAACTAAACCACTTCCGCAAATTGACGACCGAAGCTTGGACGGTGATTTGCAAACTCCAGAGCGCAGATTGGCTGCCGCAGTAATTAGCAGGGCGCTTGCTGACTTAGTCAGTTTTAGCGACAAGCCTGAGATAGTAGAAGAGGTTCTAGGCTGGATAACAACGATTGATCCGGTAGAGACAAAAGATCTTTATTCGTTTGAAAGACTTTGTGGAGAGCTTTGTATTCCACCGGATAAGCTCAGAGCGCTTGCGCGGAAGATAAGCGGTGGACAAACAAAAGGACTTCGCTTTAATTATGCGCTTCGCGTAAAGCCTATGCCGAAGAAGTAACCCCCTCTTACGTTACTAGCTACTTGCTAGGAAGATTGGCGTGAGAGTTTTTAGTGAAGAACAACCACGCAACGCAACGTAGTCTAAAGCTTCTAAGAAGCATGGGGTTTAATTGTTGGAAAACTGAGCAGTGGAATGCCTTTGCTGGAATTCGCCAGGACATGTTTAAGATTATCGACGTGCTTGCTATTACATCCGATTCAACGCTCGGGGTTCAATCTGGAACTTGGAAAGGACGACATGCTCACCTTGGAAAGCTTTGTTTAAAGCAAGCTACGGAGTCTGCTAATTGGGTTTCGAATAAAGCAAGAAGAAAGTTATGGCTAATCTCATGGCGCAAGGTATTAAGAAAACCAGGCGGTAAGGCCGTGAAATGGATACCTTACATTGACGTAATTAATCCAGATCTTAGCGTTACCGCCCTGAACCAACAAGATCTCCCCTCTCAGTTTGTTTGCGAGGACGAGGATTAAATAGTTTTTCGCAATGCAGCGCGGAGTAATCCTACTATAGCTGTTACTAGCGCTGCGCCCTTTAACTCCCCTGTAAGCAATGGAGCTACTTGATCAGCGACTCCCGCTGCAACTACTAACACGCTTGATAGCGTACGGAATAATCCTGGTGCCCTTAACAACAAGTCTAACATATATTCTCCTTTTTAATTTCCTGCTCTGATTAAAAAATTAATCTCTTTATTCTCTTTTAACCCGCAGAAATTTGTGCGTCTTGTTGGTGGTATCCAGCGCTGACCGTCGATTCTCCCGTTTTTGCAAGGCATCCAAAAGTAAAAGGATCTCGCTGTTTGTCGCTCTTGCGCCCATTCAAGCGAAGCGCTTATGGAAAATGAATTGCCATCTATGTCGTAGATATCCGCTTTGCGTTTTCTGTTGTGAGTTTCGCATAGATAGCCACGGAGACACGTATCACGCAGAGGGTTATCAACTAGAGGATAGGCAGGAAATACTCTTGCTGTTTCGCGCAGTAACTTTAACCGTTGAGGCTTGGACAAATCGCACTCTAAGCATGGTGATATCATTACCGACATCTCCCCTCGCCTCTTTGCTAATAGAGATTTAAGCCTTAACAACCGCGCTCTAAACTTCCGAATAAAACGCGGATCGTTTCTTTTAATGGCCCTTTCAAGAGACGCGAGCGTGTATCCGTAGTGTATCTCGTGTCGCTCTAATCGCTGATTCCGTAGCCCAGGACCATTTAAAATATGTATGCGGAGATCTAGCGGCTTTGATTCTCGTATTAATCTCTCAGCGTTCGGACATCCCCGCGCATTAAATGTATTATCCAGCCAACCTGTCCTAATAACCTTTGAATCGTTAAAGGATCTAATGAAATTGGAATAAGAGTAGTTCTTAGAGCAAAGCCCAAGATCGGAAGATCCTCTATTGCTTTCGGCCATCGCGCCAATTGCAAGAAGCAGCGTAGCTAAATAGCCAAATCTCATTAGAGTTACATTTTGTTCCAGAGATAAACCTCCGACTCTAAGAGAGTAGTTACTCGCCTTGCTCTATCTGGCACTTGTCGCGCCCATAGACTCTTTCGAGCGTGCTCAGCAGCTAGTGCAAAATTGTTTTGTTTGATAGCCGCTATCGTGTTGCGGAATTCAAAGAATCCCGCCGCCCCTAATTGGAAGATCATCATGAGGATTGCGTGCTGTCGTGGCGTGCTTAAAGAATTAAAAAAATCTAACCCAAAGAATCTTTGCGCTTCCCTTAAACAATGCTCTATGTCCTCGTTGAGCATTTGAGTTATTGTGGCCTCGGATATCCCGTTATCTTCTATGTTGCGCCCAACGCCGATTGTTAGCCTTCCAGATGGGGCCTTAACCTCTTGTCCTGTCGCGTCGTCGTAAGCCTTGTTTCGAACACCTTCATCCATACGAAGGCACTTGGACAACTGCTGCATCCAAAGTTCTTTACTACTTGGAGTATTCATCATCTATGCAGGGCTCCGAGAATTCCCCAATGTTCGCCGGTTAGGAGAAAGAGAATGACGGCGAGTAGCGCAATAATCGTTATGCCTAGGATTTTAAATAGAAGAGTTGCTACTTTAATATCGAGTTGATTTTTGCCTGTGGCGGCATCTAGTAGGTGATTTTTAATATCCTCTAGAGCGTCAAGTTTCTCTAAGTGTGGAAGATATTTAGAGAGGGTAATTGACGTTTCGTGCGTATTTACGATCTTTCCTTTAATTTCAGACCAATCGGTCGCTACATCGCATTTTAGAAGCCCATTTGTGTGTTGTTTTTCCATTACTAATCCACAGCCTTCAACCGACATGCGCCGATTTTCGACCTACCAGGGGGGGTTAATTAAGGAGTTGCTTAGCGCTAGGGGAATGAGAAGATATAGGGATGTGGACAGTCGCAATCATCTTCTTCTCGCTCTGTTTCTCGATTCCAGTTTACGGAGCTGCGTACCTAAATCCGTGGAGTCTTTTGGCGGTTTTCTTTTTATCACTAGGGACGTTCAGCGCTTTCTATATTCAAACTTCCCGCGTCGTGCTGTTCTCCCTAATAGGGGTAGCATGCTTTGCGCTAGCCTGCGTAACAGAGCCCCAAACTGTCTTAAAGGTCACGCTGCTCTATAAGATTGTAACGCCAGGAGATATGAATTTGACGACGCAGAGCGAATCTATGTTCACTATATATCGAAATTGGGACGGTATTGGCGTTGTTTTGAGGATACTATTGCCAATGGTCCTTGCCCCATTCGCTTTGCTTTCCTGGTCTATCAGCAACCTCAGAATTTTGATCGCAAACATCAGCGAGAACAGATGAACCTACTCCTCTAGAGCAGATTTTCTATCCCGGCCTTCTTTGATCATTTCAGCAATTTTGGGCTTTACCTCATTAGGAGCTTTTGCCAGATCTCGTATATCCGGCGGCAATAAGTACATCATTACGGATTGCTTGTTGATTGGCTTGCGCGAAACCTCTGGTCCGGTCATTGAGTCGGCGCTCTCTTTTATTATGTCTCGGATCTTAGCGGAATCTTTTTGCTTAATCGCATTAGCAAATCGGATGTTTATATTATCGTTATCTCTAGCGCTCTCGATTAACTTCGCTCTACGCTTAGCGTCTTCGTAGAATTCAACTTGTCTTTGAATGGGGAAGCCAAGGGCTAGCGATGCTACTTCTTTCGCTTTTTGAACCTTTGAGATTCCAGAATCTTCAAGGATCGCATCCCCCTTGATGTTGTTAACTTTCCCGGTCGAGGCATATTCGTACGCTTTGATTGGGCCTCGGAACATTCTAGGAGCTGCTAACGATAACGCCGTGGTTGGAACGTTGTTACCATAAGCCTGAGAAGCTCGGTACATATTGTTAGCGATCCCTACTCCTGGACCTCCCGCAAAACCTGCAAGCTGCATAGCGGGATTCATGTCCAGTTCAGGAATAATATCACCAAGCCCCACTCCCCCCGATAGATTGACTCCCGCTAATGCTGGCAATCCATACAGAGCAGCGGTACTGGCCTTTCGTGGCAAGGCTTTTCTTACTGAATTAACGGTACCCTCATCTTCTGGATTTGCTGCCTCTCTTGCCAAATCAACAAGGGCAAGCGCTCCTTTTGCAAAGGGCAACGCCATCGCGCCGCCAAGTGCGGTTTGTGCGCCTAAAGAAAGCGTTAATGCTTTGTACTGTCGTTGCGATAAACGATCCCTTAAAAACTTGAGCATGTTCCCAGAGAACGACTTAAATAGAAAAGCGTTTTTGGCTATCGGCCCCCGCATAAATTGCGGAACATTGGTGCGCCCCTGAATGAATTGTGTATCTTGAACAAACTTTATTGCTTGCTGAGCTGCGTCACTCCCCCCCACTCCTTTTTTTACTAGGCCATCGTACTTAGCAAGAAACGCCATGTATCGATTTGCCTTTTCAACCGCAGAGAATGGCGTCATTGCTTTCTGATATAAAGACGAGCCAGTTCTTCCTTGAGCCGTATCGCTTAAGGTTCCAAGCAATTCAGCATCTAACACGCCAGCAACTTGTGCCTCTTTAATCGCTCGCATTCTTGCCAAAGCTTGTGGGCTAGAGTTTGCGTACGCAACGTCACCCATCTGTTTTATCTTCAAGCCTTCTGCTGCCGCCTTAGCTAATAAACGGCCTGCGCCTACAACTCCATGTTCCTCAGCTAAGAGAGGAAGAGTTGTTGTGAAAGTCTGGGAGAAGTTTAGAGCTGCTGATGAAGGAACTCCCGCAAGTTGCCAGCCAACAATAAACTTTGTTGTTGCGTTAGATAGTTTACCATCGGGCTTGTCTAAATCTTCCGCGTACCGCTTCCAATATTCTGCTGCTTGGAACTTTTCTTTATTCTTCAAGTTGTCTATTGCCGCGTTCATTCCACGGCGTCGAACATCTTTTCCTATCCAGTTTGCGAGAGACTCCGTGTATTGCGAAGCAGCCTTAGCGATATCCTCGCTCTCTCCTTTTACGAGATCGGCATTCTTAAAATGCTTTCCCATTCCAGTCGGAATTTTGAGATCTGCTCGCCTGTCGTTTGGCGATATCACCTCCCCTATAGCTTGCGCGACATCGGGAGGTAGAAACATTTCTGTGCTTCCAGCAGAGCCTTTAGGTAAAGCTTTGCTAAACATTTGCTCTCTAGGAATGCCCTGAGATCGCCACTGAGTCATCGCAGATTTTAACTCGCTCTTCGTGTCGTATGTTTTACTCTCTACGACATTGCCAGTTCCATCTCTTACGGTTAACTGAAAATTCTTACCTTCTCGGATAAATGGGACATAACCTCGCCCACTCATTTCTTGGCCTACTCTGTCGATTGCTTGCGCAATCGCGGCTGATTCTTTAGTGGTTAATCCGGGAGCTTTTGCTCTTTGTTTTAACTGCTCGATCATTATTCCGAGAGAGTCTTTTGACCACTCGCGAACGGATTGAAATGCTGATACCTGCGCATCGTTAAATCCATACTGAGCTTTAAGGGCATCGGGAGTTAGTTCGGGAGCTGGCTGTTTTGTTGTGTCGTTGAATTTGACTGCTGCCCTTCGATAGTCTCTTAGCGCACTTGATACGGCTGCTTTTTCTTCACTTGGCAACTGCGTTAATGGCTGAAGCTTAGCTCCAAGCGCCATCTTCACTTTGTTCGCTGTCGAAATCCCAAGCTCCACTGAATCCCATGCGCGTGCAGAATCGATATCCTTTTGAGCAAGGGTAATTGGGAACATGACTTGCTTGCGTAACTCAGAGGCAGAGCTTTTTAATCCAGGCACAAAATCCTGACCATCCATCCACTTCTCTATTTGCGGAAGATCCTGATCTAATAAGCGTGGTTCTGATACCAGAGATTTCCCAACGTCTCCCAGATCCGCGACTGGTACTTCCGCTGCCTTTTGAATTGCTGGCAACTCACTAACTGGGTTAACAGCTTTTTTTACCTCTTCGAGTTGTGCGTCTCTTTGAGCCTTTAGCGCCATCGCTCCAGGGCTTGTTGTGTCTGGTGGAGGATCGGGATTAAGTGCCTTTTTAGCGGCTCCAATTGCCCCCATTCCAGCGCCAGTCACAGCACCCGTTGCAGCACCAACGCCAATTTGTTTGGCAACTTGCTTGACGGTATCAAGATTAGCTAGATCCTGCTGTGCGCCAAGCTTATCAGTAACAACCTGAGCCGGAGCATCTAGAGCCCCGCCAATTGCTCCCCATTTTGCAGAGTCCAGGATTCTTTCCCCCGTAGAAAGTAACGGGGCCTCAGCGCTACGTGCAGGTAGGAAGCTAGTTGCTGCTGCTGATCCACCCCGTATGAGTCCTATTGTTCCAAGGTTATCTTCCTTCACGTTAGGATCGGACTGACTTAAATCCGCATTAGCTCTCGCCTCACCTCCCCTTGCCAAAAATTGTTGAGCTGCAAAGTTTAAAGGATTGAAGCCTGCCGCTGCGTACTCTCCTAAGCTTTGTACAACTCCTAGCGGGATGCTTTTTGCGGTTCCGGTAACAGACCCGTCTATCCCCAGGGCCTTTGCAGCCTCATCTCGGCGTTTTGTTTGCTGAGCAAATTCTCCCTCGATACCTGGATCTGTGTAGCCAAATCTACCTGCGGTATTGTCAAATACCCAATCAGTAGCTCCAGCTACTCCCCGCATTGTCGAGCCGCGCAAGTAACTTCCAATGTTAGAAATAGTATCAAGCCATCCACTAGAAGAGTTATCAACTTGCGGCTGAATTGGATCTTGCATCGCGTTTAGCTGATCAAGTGAATACTCTTGTGGCGTAGAACCAGGAGATGGATCGCTTATCGCGTTAAGATCTTCGAGCGAATACTCCGGTTGCGATGACGCATCTTGCATCGCATTCAATTCCTCAAGCGAGTATTCTCGATCTGCCATTATTTAACTTCTACAAAACCGCCGGTTGCAGTCTGTCTAAACTTAACATCTCTTCCGTTAATGCGTCTGGTGATGGTTACAGGATCGGGCGTTGGTGCTGGTGTTGGTGTTGGCATTACCTGACCACTCTCCTGTTGTATGAACCAATCAAGTGCGCCTGGCTTCCGTGGTCTCGCAGTCGTTAACTCGCCTTGATTAATTCGATCCTGTAGGGAATTCCAATTGCTCGGAGTAACTAGAATCTCTTTACCGTTGCTAGCGTCGTACACAACCTTAAACGGAGGTTTAGTTGCTTTCGACTCTTTCGCAGGACGCTTTAGTATGTTGCCATCTTGGATCTCTCCTGCATATCTCCCAACGGTTTGGTTGTATACGTCAGCGGCAGCTTGAGGATTTGATTCAGCTAAGAGCTGAGCAGCTTTGTAGCCACTGTATATTGTTTTAGCTTTCTCTTGATCATAGTTGTCGCTAGAATTTCTAATCCTAAGCGCCCGCTCAATATCTCCAGCATCCCAGGCTTGTTGTTCTGCTTGTTTTAATAACTCTGCGGAATCAAGAGCTTGCCCTGAGTCTTTTTGTTTCTGAACACTATCTCTGAATTGCTGGTCTAGAGCTTCCGCTTTTTTTAAATCATCAAGTCTTATTTGAGCCGCATCTTGCTGTAATTGCCCCGTCTGATTGTTAAGCGCCAGTTGTTGTGCTTTTGCATACATCTCAGATGGCGTATCACGTTGCAGTTGTAACGCCCCAAGCATGTTGTACGGATCTAACGATTTAAGATTCAGTGGTTCGTAGGTTGGTAGCGCTCTCATCTAAGACTCCCGAGAAAGTTTGATAGTGCATTGGACCAACCGCGTGTATTACTGTATCCGTTGCCAGCTTGAATGATGTTGCTTTGAGAATAATTAGGTCCACTCGGATATCCTGGATCGTAAACAGGTGCTGGTCCTCTAGCTCCACCACTTACCCGCCTATAGTTATCAGCCCGAACATTAGCGTTGTTATTGCCCTGCTGCCCTAAAGTATTGGCATACTGATTAGTCCCTTGTAGTGCATAGTTCATTGGATTTTGATCTAGATACATACTGGCTAGTCTAAAAAGATTGCCTGTCTGCGCATCTTCTCTCCCTGCTGCAAAGTCTGCCTGGTTCTGTGTTACGCGCTCGTAACGATTAGCTTCATCTTGCGCAAGCTTTGTTGCGCGATCTAGCTCTTCCGCAGATAGCTGATTCGTCAACCCGACCGCTTCTTTAATTTGCTTCCCACTTCCTGTTAGCCCCTGTGCTGCTAGCTGACTATCTAAGGCTTTCTGCCCTTCTTGTAATCTCCATTGATATAGCGGTGACGCTTCTATGTTCGATGGAAGAAAATCGCGATACGTCCTCATTTGAGGAGTTGGTTGCGTTGCTTGCGGATCTTGTGTAGCCGCTGGCTGATTAGTGGCTGTACTCGGTGTCGTTGGTGCGGGAGTTGCCGGGACTAAAGATTTTTGCCCTGCGTAGAAAGCCTTACGCGCTTCACCTCGATATTGACCGCCCGCAAAGGCACCAGCACCAGCTTGTTGACCCGCATAAAACGCAGAACGGTTTGCGCCTCGATAAGCTCCCGAGGCCATTGGCTGACCTGCGACTCTTTGATTGTATGTTACGCCCGATGCTCTATTTGCCATATTAATAATTTATCCTTTTTCCGTTTTTATCAATTCCAGGAGATGATGTTCTCGATCTAGTAGCTGCTCCGTTTTGGGCAGAGTTGCTCGCAATTTTCCCAACCAAGTTCGAGGTTTGTGACGAGGTTGGATTTATAATCGAGTCTCTAATTTGACGCGCCCTGTTCTCATCGGAAACGACAACCTCGCCTTTCTTGGAATTATAAAGACCCTGATCAATAAGCCCTTGCGTGATTGCTTGACGTTGCTGCTGCGAGTAGTTCGCCCAATCAGGACCAAATGTTTTTAGATTCCCGTAAACGCCTGTAAGATCGTTAGCTTGTAAGCCAGCCTTTTTGTACTCATTAAACGTTGCGTACTTCCCCGCGTAAGGACGAGATGGATCAGGAGGCGCGGAGTTATATTGCGCTCTCATGCCCTCAACATAGTTCTGCCAGGTTGGATTATCTTTCGCTGTGTTTAGTAAAGATGTCGTGTGATCTTTTGCTACATCACGAGTGCTTTTATGTTTGAAAGCTTTGCTCAATAACGCCGCTGCCGTAGGTGCTGCCACCATTGCCCAACCTGCTGGCCCAAGCGAATAGCCCATAGCGTTAAGCCCAAGCCAGGCACCACCGCCCCCTAAGCCCGCTTGAACCGGATTCTTTTTCTTTATGCCCTCGTATGCGTTGTATCCACCTGCTAGGACTCCCGCAGCCCCAAGAGCCGGAGTAGCCTCCCCCGCAAAATTGGTAATCGTAGTGGGCTCTGTAGGAGGAATAACGGTGCCTCCCGCCGTAAGCGTCCCACCATTTAAGGCTGTAGCAACCGGGGTATCAGCTCCAATCGAACCTGGAGATGAGAGAATATCAATCGCTTTCTTCCCACCATAAAGACTGGCTAACGAAGCCATAAGCCCCGCAGGGCCTCCACCGGCCTGAGCCTGTTGCTGCTGTTGCTGCTCAAGTTGCCATTGCGGGATTCTTACCGGCGTGTATGGCTGGTAAGGCATGTAAGGGACCATCAACGCCCTCCAGCAAAGTAATTGCTAAATCCAATATTCTGTTCAGTCGCCGGACGCGCTGCTCCAATACGCGCCATCATTCGAGGATCGTTTAATATTGCACTTAATCCACCAAGCTGTCCTAACCCTTGCCCGTAGGCTGCTGACATTTGTGGTAAGATACCTTGAGCCGTCTGGACGTAGGGATTCCAAAGATCCAAAAGCTTCTTGCTGTATTGATTCTTAATTTTAAGCGCCTCTTGCTGAGCTGCCTGCCTATTGCGTTCAGTTGCAGCCCTTGCCGCAGCATTTGCTGCCGATGCCGACGCATTGTAAGCCGCTGCTTCCGCGTTATATTTCTTAGTAGCCTCATACTGTCGCTTTCCTTCCTGATAGTTCTGCATCTCAGCATCGCGCATCGTATCAGAGATACTATTTCGAGCTTTGTTTTGACTGTAGGCATCGACAAAATTTAGCCCACCCGCAATTAGGGGACCGTAATCCTTTGCAAATCCCGTGATTGAATCTAGCCAACCCATATTTCCTCACACTATGTAGAACGTTGACCCGTCCGAGATAATCCTCATACTCTGATACAACGTAGTTAAACTCTTTGTTCCAGCCCCATCAATTAAATCTGAAGCGCTAATGGTGATGGGGTTAGTTGCGTTAATGCATTTGAATCTAAACTCGCAGCCCCTAGAACTCGCCGCCGAAGGTAGATTTAGCGTAATCGCTCCTGATGCTCCGCTAGCTAGTATGAGCTGAGACCTTGGCTGTAGCGTTGAGGTGGCTGTGTACCAAAAAGATGGAGGGTTATTCAGCTCATTTAAACTACGCGAAACCTCCTCGCGCCATCGGTGCTCTAACTCACTTCCTTGTATGACCGGAGATCTAATTCTCATCCTAGCACCGTTATTGTTTCTAGAGCGCTACCAAAAAGCATCGGAACAGGATCAGTCATAACAAACTCGTACTGTCTCGTGCGGTAGATTCCCAAGTTAGAAAGCTTTACGATTATCTCAGTATTACCAGAGTCTCCTGCGCTGATTGAGCGAATATTGCTCCAATCCTTATTGTCTGTGCGCCAACGTAGTTCTAGTTTTGGTGTTCTCGTGGAGAGTCCAACTCCCCGCTTCATCCTTAAGGTAATGCGCTCAGACCGCTTTCTATTATGCTCTCCGTAATCAATATGACCTGTAAGTTTGCGAAGCCTAATCGGAGATCCATTATCGCTGAGAATGTTAAAGGTGGTCCTATGAATTACCGGCCCGCAATTACATCCAATCACGACCTCACCCCACGACGGAGCAAACGCAATCGAGTTGCATTTCCATCTAGAGTAAGCACCGTTCGAGGAATTAAATGCGCCCCACTCGCTCCACGTATTATTGTTCTGATTTAATACAAATGTCCTGTTAGCGGTTGGAAAAGTAAATGCTACAAAGGAGTACCCTCCAATCGTGAACGCAAGTCCAATTGCATCCGAGATTGTCCCGAGTGTCTGTAATTCTCCATCGTATTGTGTGGCTATTTTCTCGACTGAGCGTCCGTTGAATTTAACCATGTTGCGTTGATCATCAATCCAAAGAAGTCCGGTCTTTGAATCAACCACCGAATAAGGCGCAATACTGCCGCGACCCACAAAACCACCCGAAATTCGGATAAAAGGAGATGCCCCGTCGTTCTCCCATAATTCTAAGCTTTGAGTCCCGAATAAGTAGATTAATCGATCCTTTACTAGAATATTTACGATATTGTCAGAGTTGCCTGAAGCGCTCGCAAAATTTAATGCTCCCCAAGTCAGTGGGGTATTGACGTTACTCCACCTAAATCGATTAGTGCCAACTTCATTGGCAAGTAAATATCCGTCGATCCACGCCAAGGCAGTCACTACGGTAGGAGCATTCGGATCAGAAATACCAACGGAGTTAATTGTGCCATCGGTGTAAATAATCTGACCGCCGTTAGCCATAAATACATAACTACCGTCAGAGGCAAAAGACACCGGACTATTAATGTTTAAAGTTGTTCCGGTAATATTGGTAGTCGTGTAAACGCCCCCTATCTTCACAGTCTTGAATACTTTCCCTTCGCAAACAGAAATTAGTAATTGCTTGTTGTCCCACCAGTATTCGCCATCGACGATAGACCCCAATGCGCATCCCGGTAGCGAAATGATTGTCTCTTGTCCCGGCCTAGCTTTTATGTATCCCTCGTCATCAACGAAGCCATCCATCAGCTCCGCTGATTTGTCGTTAAGTTCCTCTTGCGCGAGGTTCTTATAAACATCGGTGAATAAAGGCAGCGGAAGAGTTGGCATGTTTAATATCCATAAAGATCAACTTGCGCAGAGCTTGGGCCAACAAGGCTTGTTGATGACCAACTTATGGTGATAACGTCTCCTGGGTTATAGGTCACAAGCCCCAATCCAGTGATCTGAGTCGAGCCCGAGGAAGCAGATCCCGCCTGCCCGGTGCTGCTACCAGCTTTATTTAGTGAGTATAAAAACGATCCTGAAGTAATAACGTTGGGAAAATTTGCCGTCATGTAAAGGGCGTTGAATGCTACGGGCCATAAGACAGCGTTAGAACCAGGCGAAGCAGCCATTGTTCCGGCTATAGTTCCACCAATAGCAGTTGCATAGAACGAACCAATTCGCTGCACGTTGCGCTGTGAAAGTAGAATCCAATACGTTCCATCGTAAACTAGCTCCGCAATATCTCCGGCTGATACCTCGTTGTTTGTTAACGCCAGCCGATTTAGTTTTCTAATTTCTACTGCGCCAAGCCCGTTGACGTTCAAAGTAACAGCCGCATTGTTCGTAGTGTTAACCTTGTACTTTACCGTTAATCCTGGTGTCAGAGCTAAGATAGCGGGCGCTAGTGTAATGGTATGAGCGTTAGCCGTTCCACCGCTAGTTCCACCCCATAAAACCGAACCGTCTTGAAAGTTTCCAACTTGCTGCGATTGAATTCTAAATCTACCACCAGAAGAAGCGTCATAAATTACAGATACCACATCTCCTGATCGAATTACGTTCGCTGCTGTAGCAGAAGGTGTTGCCCCCCAAACAATTGGGACCGCTCCCTTGCCGTTAACGTTAAGAGTGGAAGCTCCGGTAATAGTGTGATTGGCAATGAAGGAAAACTGCTGACCAGAGGCATAAGCTGCAAAACTGAGAGGAACAGTGATTGAATACGCATTGCTAGAACCGCTGGCTGTCCCACCAAATATGTCAGGCCACTGAGAAGTTTGCGAAGTAACGCGCGAGACATAAATATTATCGTACGTGTAAAGTACCGCATCACTAGCAGATCTAATTTCTAACTTGTAAGCGTTATCTCCATAGGCAAGCTTTCGACCAACTGCATCAAGAATTAACGGATTCGCATGTGCAACGCTACCACTCGAATCTTGATACAACGCAATCGGAGTAGATGTTCCAGCTAAATATGAGTAGACCTTGCCACCAACTAAAGGATTGCCAGATGTGTCTCTAATCCCTCCGAGCAAAAGGTCTAGCTGCTGCATTGCCATTTTTAAAATGCTCCTCTAACTACGTTTCTATCCGATCTGTTTTTGTCTGAAATTTTTGCGCGTTTGAAATAGCCGTTAGCCTTATCTTGTAAGTAAACTCGCTCGTTCATCGGTAATTTATATTCGTCTGCAAGTAGTTCTGCTAAGGAGTATTCAAGAGCCAAAAGCCAGTTAGTTGGCATCTCCCCTGTTCCAGAAGCGGTATCCCAATCCCTCATCGGAAGCACCACACGTAATAATATTTGTGTGTCCGCTGGAGGAATCGGATAGACGTAAACCGTCCCGAATCCATCATTGCTCGCTAGCGATATTTTTTCTGGAGGCCCTTCTCGCGTCTTGTCCGAAAGATCGTCGTATTCGCTGTAGCTAATTATCTCTAACTTGTCTTCGCTCGTATCGTTGAGCCATCGCGCAGAATCAATAGCTATTATGGGATCTCCTAATGAGATCGGAAGTACCGGATCGTTTAAAGCTGACAAGGCTAAAGTAGTAGAAAATTGCCAGAGAAAAATATCCCTAGACTGCCACTCTTTAACCATGTCATTGAGCGTATCAGCAGCAACAACCATGTCTGTACCAGAAACCGGATCTCCAGGCCCGTAAGCCCCCACGAGTCGCAAAGCTTTCTCGCAGATAGAATTCCGAGTCCTATTCCAGTCATAGTCTGTTGCTGCCATACGCTTCCATTAGAACGCTGAGATATCGCCCATTATGTACTCAACAACGCAAGTTACCGTCTGTCCGGTTGTTCCGGCAGCAGCAGTTGCGATCTTGATGTCTACTGTATCGTTGACTGTGTACTGATATCCTAGCGCCGTACCAGCAGATCCAGCAGTCATTCTATTCAATCCAGCAGCGCCCTGACCAAATGCTGCCGCAGACTGAAATCGATTAGTTAAAGAACCATCTCCAATTTCTGCTGTGAGCGTTGAGCCAAGCGATCCACTTGCTTGAATGCTGATATCAGTGATTTTCGCCCCCCTAGGGACTGGAACCATCTGAAGAATGTCGTTAGCAACCAGAGCAGTTCCAATTGTTAACTTTCCAATTTGAGTAACTTTCTCGATTCCTGTTTTAGCAGGCACACCTGCTGTTACTAAGTCCGAGTAATAAGTAGCCATATTATTCCTTTGATTAAATTGGCGAAGGGCAAAAGCCCCCCGCCGTTATCCATTATTAGTTGCTGACGTTTGTTCGAGCGAACACAACACCAAGAGAACCAAAGTCTCGTGAGCTGATAACCGGCTTTTTCACGCCGTATATCGCTGAGATAGACCAAGCAGTTTTATTGCCGTGATCTGTCTCTTCCATTCCCGGAGTTGGTCTCTTGCCCCATGCGAAAAGCAAAGACTGTGCGCCAAACACAACGCCTTGTACGTATGGAATCGATCCACCACCTCCGTTCAGCGCTTTAGGCATGAACTCGTGTGTGTGAACGATGATCCCGTCATATACAGCTTCAGCGCCTGTGAAGATCGGATTGTCCTTTCCTCTTTCTTGCGCATCTCGGTTAGCTTGTTGCCACGAAGAATCTTGCTTCAGATCATGAAGCGCATCTGGATGTACCAAAAGAATTCTGTAGCGTTTGCCGTCCACAACAACTGGATCGATTGGTCTAAAATCACGTCCGCGTCCTGTGTCGCAAAGAGTACGAAGATATGGGAATACCGCTAACTTTATCTTGCTATTGGTTGCGCTAGTTACACCAGCGACCGCCGTTGCAAGTGAAGTCGTATAGGTATTATTGCCAGAGCCGTCGAGATACACCAACTGAGTTGGATTTGCTGTCCATGCAGTAAAAGCATCGCGATCCATTTGCTCGGCCATCCATTGCTTAAGCTTCTCGCGTGATGTCGATGGCATATCTACCACCGTACGTTGCTCGGTTAGCTTACCAGCAGATTTAACACCGTTGCGCACTTGATCGAGAACTACGGTAGAGCCCTGGATATCAAGCTCTTCCTCTTGTCCAGATAAAGTATTATCGCCTCTTACTCCTGGCCCAACTAAACGACCAACAAAAGGAACACGAACCTCATCGCCCGCGTCCTTAGTTAATTCAGTATGAACCTTAACGACATTATCCCCTTTCTCAGACATGAATTTGCTAAGATACGAGATTGGATTTACTTCTCTAAAAAACCGCTCAGACCAAATTTTCTGCGCGGTATAACTATTTGTTCCTACCCCTGTTTCCATTTTTTAAATCATCCGTTTTATTTACGGCTAACTAGGTTCCAGGCTTCATCCAATTCTGCTTGAGACATCTTTGAGGGATCTTTACTTAGAAGATTAGAACTGCCCGCTGGCCGCTCTGCCTTTCCAGTAATGCCCGGAATATTCCGAGCTGCTTGCTGCACCTTATTAAGAACTTGTCCAGGTTTCTTCTTTAGCTCTGATATTTGACGATCTTTTTCCTGAAGTAAGCGATACAAAGTAACCGCAACTCGCTCAGCCTTCGCTTGCTTTGCCGCATGTATTGTAACCGCCGCAGGAATTGAAAACGGATTTGATCGAAAAGACTGAATCCACTCAGGATTTGCGCCCTCTCTTTCAAACACCGCTGCAATTTCTTCAGGCTCCGCTTCAGCAAACACGTTTTTGTCTTTAAGAACGTTTAAATTCTCAAGGGTATTCGTCGTATTTGCTTCGTCCTCCTCAAGTACCGCCAACTGTTGCTCTGCTTGTTTCATCTGAAAGGTAACTTCTGTTGCCTTTGCAGGATCTTCTTCCCAGAGCTGTGGCGTTTTCTGCCTTAGAAGTGTGACTAGCTCGTTAAGCTGCCGCTTTTGATCTCCAACTCGCGATGCCTGCCGCTGAAAGATGAGCTCCATGCCCTCAATTCGCCGCATTACATCATCAAGGTTCGGCTTCTTCGGTTGACGCTGCGGTTCTTCCTGCTGTGGCTCCGTTTCAGCGGGCTCATCTTGTGCAGGCTCCGGGTCTTCTGACGCCGTTTCCTCGGTTTTAATGGCTTCTACGGGCTGATCTTCGGCCTCTGTGTTTAGGATGTTCTTCTCAAGCTTATCTAACTCATCATTAGATAATTTTGAGATATCAACTTCCTGAGCTTGTGGCGTAGTAGTCTCAGTCGCCCCCGCTTCTACCGCAGAGTTTTGTACAGACTCCGTAACTGCTTGTGTTTCTTTTTCCATAGGTTTCGTTGGCACCTGAATTGGTGTCGTCCCAACGCGGTAAGTATGAGAACTGGGTACAGGGCTAGTTAAGCACTGGGATTGGGGCGAGTTATTACTCCGTTACAATTTCATAACTAGTAAAAAATGGTTCTGGCCAGGTGGCATTTGCAGCATCAAAAATTTCAGGCCCGACAATAGGGTCGAAATACGCCATTGCATCCGCGTCATCTATAAATACCTTGGGATCTTTATTTGTGTCTCTAGAGGCGCCTAACACTCCCGAAACTTGCCTAAAAACGAGTCTCCCGATGATCGCACGGTACATAAGCCTAATCTCTGTAACTTCGGTAGTTTGGTTATAGCTGAGCAAAGGCCTTACTTTTATTGTTAATTGCATAAATTATCTTACTCCGTTAAATAGGCGACCTCGTGAGCCACCCCGATTTCTAAATGTTGAATTTCCGCCCCCAGGATCGATCTCTACATAGTCTAGTCCGTAATTAATGTTGTCTATCGACACTACATCATCGACAAACCAAAGCGTGAAAATTGCGGCGATAAAAAAGTTAGGATTTGTTAAGTTGGCTTTTGCAAACGCCTTGCCTAAAGGAATTGGAGTATAATTAATTGTGACATCCTGTGGAGAACTACTAAGGAAAAGAAGCGTGTCGTTTCCGACATAATTTAGCGTAAACGAGTTAGAGTCTCCCAATCCGATACATGGAGCGACGTATATTTCGCTCAGCAGTCCGGTGCTTTTGATGCCTTTAATGTTTAGGGTAAGAGAATTAACGGCTTTTACATTTGAAGCATCCCACCCTAAGTTCCTAGAAAAATATCCAACATACGAGTAATACCCGGATGCAAAAAAGAAGTCCTGATATGACCCGTCTAGATACCAAAGCCCTGGGAGCGGTCCATACCCGATTCCAGTAAAATCCTCAAACAGCCAGGGGTTAAAAGTATCTACAGGGCATGGTTTATTCTGTGTTGCCATTATCTCGCCCCGAATAGCAATCGTCCCCTATCTCCTCCGCGATTACGGAAGGAAGAATCCCCGGTAAGCGTTAGATCGAAAGGCCCGATAGTTGAAGCTGTTGTTGTCGGTCGTCGGTTTTTATTTTGATCGTATTCTAAATTAATTCCGATATAGCCAAGCCTATCGAGGCTTCGCGTCCCTTTAGGCGTGATGACAAGTTGAGAGGTAAGATTTACTTTGCCTGCATCATTACCGTAAGCGGTACGGGTTGCATTATCGGCACCGCCTACTATCTGATAGTAAGCGTTGTTCTTTAGGTTTGCCGCGTTGTTTTTCATTCCAACCGTAGCTACCGCTGCTACCGTTGATTGCCAGATATTGTTGAAAACTTGGCAGTTTGGACTACTATCAACGCCACCCGTATCGAGATCTGTTCTCCAGGCGACCGTGGATGCCATGCGAAGCGTGAAGGCATTATGCCACATGCGACAGTCATTGTTAGTAGTAAGTGCATTATACAATGAGCGCGAGTTCGTTGTTGCCTGCCCAGCTAGGTTAATGTCAACTGTGTTATTCCACATCCATCCATTAAAGTATTGAGCTGTTGTTCCAGAAGCATACATCGACTGCCCAGCACATTCGGTAGGAGTCAAAATATATTTACAATTTATCCAAGCGTTATCGTGGTAAGGGCATGAAGTAAAAAACGCTCCGGTGGCCTGTTCGTTAATAATAAATGCTCGAATATCCGTTTCGGTGGTGACCGCAGGAACGTTTTCAAAAAAAGAAAGCCTAGAAACTCCGATTTCGGAATCGACTACCGTGTGACCATCGACGACAATCAAACTTGCAACGCCAACACCCGCCGTATGTCCGTAAACGCTGATACCTCGTCTCGTCCAAGCGGCTGTTCCATTAATTAGCGTTCCCGCTAGTGTTGTGATGTTTTTAAAATAAGTTTCTTGTAATCCCGTTGAGGAGTAAGTGTTCCAAATCGTTTCACCTGCTCCGGCCTGCATGGCAAATCCCGCGCTACAATTTTCAATTAGAGTGATAGCGCCGTCGCCTGAACCTTGAAACTGCGCTATTAGATGCGTTCCGCCAAAGTCACCAATGCAGTTAGAGATATAAACTATTTCATCATTCCCCTGTGCTGCTTGAATTTGATACGATTGAGCGCTGTGCGGATCTGGCGCGTTCATGCCAAAACCCGAAAGCCTAATGCCATCTATCCACGTTAGATCGGTATTACAAACGATTCCCGGTATCGTAGAGTTAGCGTTCCCTTCTAGTAATTCCCCGTTTGGATCTATCCCTCCAAGGTTAATGTGTAGGACGTTTGCTGCCCAGAAAAAGGAGTTGGGCGTTGCTTCGCAGTTTGCGGCAGACGTTTGCCTAGAAAGAACCTTGGAGGGTTCCATAGAGGCTGCGTAGCCTTGAGGCCTTACCCATGCAGTGTCTGCGGGCTCGGGCCTCGTCCATCGATTGCCAGATGCTAGCGTCCAGCCGGTTGAATACTTTTGAGCAAAACGATTAATCCACGGTAAATTCCCGCTACCGTAGTTAGTCATCTTAACGCCGCCAAAAATTATGCTTGGCGCACCAAACTCATTCCACTCATCTCCGCATTTTAGTTTTAAAACGCATAAACCAAAGTTGTTGATGATGGTATTTTCCATCTCCAAAACTGTTTGCTTCGCCGTTGCTGGCGTTAATCCATCATTGGCATCGTTGCCCGTACTATTAGAAAAGTAATACTCGATGAGCCCTTCGATATTTACATAGTTTCTAATGTAGCTATATCGCCGCTCAAGCCACGGGAAAAAAGCCAAACTCTTAGGATTAGGGATCGGACCTACAGTAGTCAGATAGTCATTCGTTCCCATAGGGGATTAGATAACCTTTGCTTGTAAAAACGCAGTGGATGTTGTTCCTGTCCCTGCCAGTGCAGTTTGGATACCTACAATTAGCTGATCGCAACCGAGGCAATCCCAAGCCGTCACAGCAAAATCTGGAATCGTGTAGCTAAACGTACCATCTGTATCGTCGGTAGCGACTGTCGCGGTTAATGTCTCCACGAGATTTCCACCACGACTTTTAAGAGTTTGCCATCTATCGCCTGCTAATTTGCCAAATACTTTAACTACTGGAGATGTAATTCCGGATAATCCACTACTGTATGCCATGCTAAGTAAAAGATGTGTGCCTCGCGATCCTTTATTTAGTTTTATTCTCGTAGATGAAGTAATCTGAGATTCTGGATTTGTGATTGTAGCGGCATCTTGAATCGTCATCCCTCCCGGCGAAATTGCAAGAGACCATCCCGAAACCAAAGAGTTAGGAAAAGCAATCGTCCCGTTTCGGTGCGTCCCATCAAAAAGATCTGCTGAACTATATGCCATAATACCTCAATAAAAATTAAAGCCCTGTAATTTGTGGAGTTGTTAAATTTGGATCGCTAGGAAGATCACTTACTTGACCATCAAAGCCGCCCGCGCCGTTATCGGCAAATTGCGCGACTTTTGTTCCAGGCCTCGATCCATCAACCTGTACTGTTACGTTTGGTGGATTAAAAATTGGAGGCGAAATATTTACGTTAAAAACCGGAAGAGAGGTTTTAGATTGTGATTGTTGCGAGACTTCGGAAGCCTGTGGTGCTTCTGTGATTCCACCCGTCGGAGCACCTTGCGCCTCAGGCGAACTATTCTGTGGAGGCAATCCAAAACGTTGCGCGGTAGCTGGTGGGATAATCCCCTTAGCAACCAACGTTTTCTCGATCTCCGCATCCCCAACTCTCGCGCTTGCATCATTTTGATCCTGCTGCTGCTGCTGCATTTGCGCCTCAAGCTCTTTACGCTCCCTATCAGGCATATCGAGATAGCGAAGCACCATCGGCATAGGAACCTGTACCCCTTTCTGTAATAGGTCCATAAAGACCGTAGCAATTGCTGCTCTTGCGCTAGGACTGTAGCTACTTTCGGTTACTGTTAGATCAAACTTCTCGATGTCATTTGTAGATAAAAGCTCTAAGATATCTTCGTCAGATATTTGATCTAGATCCTGATCCTGGATCATGACGTTTTTATGAGTTGAGTGATACGCCCTTAGTATTCTTAAGAGCCTTTCCGGTGGATAATACTTTTGAATAATCGGAATCAGTAATCGTCCAATTCGGATCATTGCCAATCGCTGCGCTTCAAATAGGCTCTCTACGCCCATGAGCTTCATCTGCTGCGCTTGGAGGATTGCCTGACCCGAAGTGTTCGCGCCAATATTTGTAGGCTCTAAGTTAAAGCGCTGCTCTATCTCGCCAGCAGCCCATTGCATCATCTGAATTAGCTGTGCAGGAAATTGCGCTCCTTCGGTTCGTCTAGGAATCTTATTGACGTCTAAGACCTTAAACGTGGCTCCAGGCTCAGAGCTGTAATTCTGAAACCTTTGTTCTTCTTGTTGATCTGCAAAAGTATTATCATCGTAGAAGTAGTTCTCAGCACCACCTAAACGATTCCCAACGTCAATCGCTAACGAAGCAAACTTATTGACTTCTTGCTGCGCACCCTTAACGCCCTCGACTAAGCCCCAATATTTTCCGCGCATCCGATAGCAATACATCGGGATTGTATAGAATTCGTCACTGGGTAAATCTGCTGGAAACTCGTCACTTAGCAACACACTGCCGCCAGCAACCTTAGAGATTCGCACCTTCTTAACGCTCTGAGTTACCACCGAGAATCCAGGTAACCCCATAGCTTCTTTTATGTCAGCCTTATCCCAACCAAGAGCATTAAAATAAACGTCCTCATCTGGATGAGAAATTACGGGGCAATCTAAGTATTCAAATCTGTGACACTCAACTACGAGGATATCTTTTCGTTGCGCATCAAACGCCTTGCGCCCTTCAAATAATCTCTCTCCACCATTCCAAGGACCACCACTTTCATTTCCCGGCTGTGTGACATCAACGCCAAACGGCGCTCTATTTATGGAATCAACTAATCCCTCTAGTTTTTCTGCGTGCTCCTTCCACAGACGCTTTGCCTTTGAGAGACTATACCAACGATATTTGCAAAATCCTTCAGCATCACTCGCGTCTGGATACTCAGTCGGCGCACTAACGTGCTGGTCCCACGGGAAGCGCTCTAAAACTAACTCACCGCGCAAATCGTTTTCTTTAGTTACACGGATGTTGTAACAACCCTTCCCCGCAATTGCTAAATCCAAAAACGACTGGCTCTTGTGCGCCCAAAAGTTGCAATTATCCAACAGAACCTTAAGCACGATATTGAAAACATCGGCCTTGCGCTGATCGCTCGACTCTATCGGAAGCAATCTAAGCTCAGTACGATTCCGTCTCTCGTGCCCACTAAGCTTGGATATTCGCGGCTCTATCTGATTAATCGTGATGCAAGCTCGACGTAGCTTAGCTAGCTCTCCAGGTACGCCATCTGGCCACTGCTTTCCCGCAAAGAAATCTTCGCTCTCTCGTCCAGCCTCGATACTTTCCCAATCTAAATCATACCATTCAGAAAAGGCTTCCATCACCTGCGAAACAACCTGTATTTCGTCTTCGGTGCTGGCATCAGTAGGCTTCCTAGGAATTTCTACAAATCCATCTTGGTGAACATGCCCATCAATTTCGCTAGGGCTACACTCCCAATATCCCGGCTGTGGCGGCTGTCCAGGAATCAACTCTCCAGTGTTCGGATCTTGCTGCTCGGGAACGCCCTCTACAGGATCTACCCAACGCCATTCATGATAATGACCATCAATCGCAGACACAGCGCTTACGCCATATCCCCGATCTTCATTCAAAAATGTAATATGCTGGTGAGGAATCCTATTAAGACCAACGCCAATCGAACTTCTTTTGAATACCTTCACACTACCATCCAGGACTTAGAGCCGCGCTCAGATCTCCATTCTCGGAGCCACTGAGGATCTTTCTTCTTATTCTCGGATGACGGCCGAAGACCAAATTTGTAATCCTTCAGCATGTCATACAAGTATGCGGCAGCATCAATTCCGTCGTCATGCCACATGGGAAATCTATCAAACTCACACTTCAAACGATCTATCACCGTTCCAGGTACCGCCTTTGATATATGAATCTTCCCGTTATTCAGCGGCCAAACCAAAGCTCCCTCTACGCGCTCTGCCTTAGTACGACCACCTGGTTTGAGAATCTTCAAATTCCCTGACTCGACACTAAGGTTCTTCCCTTTGCTACGTAACGCCGCCGCTACGTGCATCTCCATCGTGCTTTGCCCTACCTTCTCAACCCCAAGCTGCATTATTCGCCCAGCAGCTACGTACATCTTCACGATCCGATCCAAAGCCTCAAAAATCGGCATGTCCTCCAAACACGCATCCAGCAAATAAACATCGCTCGCACCCACATCATCCCGGTACGGCTCCACTCCCCAAACCTCTATCGCCCACGCATCCCCAACTCGGTCCTTCCTCTCACCAGCCGGATCAATCACCATAAATTTAAACAGATTCTTCGGAACGTCCTGCGGCTCAACAAACTTCACATACTGCCAATTCAACTTCCGAATATCGTCTGGCGTCGGATTCAATAGCTGCTGACTCCCAAACTTCCGAGGATTCATCCGCAACTCTTCCAAGAACGACTCACTCAAAAACACAGCCTTGCCGTTCCACTCCCCACCCTCCGTTGCTGGCCTAAAACTCAAACAATAAACAGGCTTCCCATCCCCCCTAACCTGACCCCTAACCACCTGAATCAAATCATCCGGCGTATACGGAGTCCCAACTACCCATATCCAGCCACCGTCATTAAGTAGATTCTTAGAAACCGCAAACCGCTCCTTCAACAACTCCACCTGACCAGGACTATTCACCAAGTCCTCAACCATCACGTCATCAGGAACTATCAAGTCATAGTGACCTCCAACCGGCATACCCTCCAATAATCCGCTGGCATACAAATTCGGCTCCTTGGCAAAACTCTTCCTCTTTAAAAATAACCCCGCATCCTCACTCCACTTGTGCGCCTCCCTTATCGGATCAGCATAAAGCGCATCCACATACGCAAACTTCAAAAAGCCGCTCTCCTCCAATATCCGCTTAATCTGATTGAAAAACTTCAACGCAGCTCCCCGCGTATAACTCATCAACAAAACCGTCTTCTCAGGATTCCGACAAATCAACTGCATCACAGCAGCACACGTCACTATCGTCGACTTACAATGTCCGCGAGCCCATATAATCGCCCGCCGCTCCACCGGCATCCGCTGAACTTCAACACACGCAGATACAATAAACGGATGATGCGCAAACGGAATCTTCAACACATACGCTATCCACGCCCACAAACAATTATCGAGAAGCTCCTTAATGCACGTACGGACCCACACCTCGTCAGACTCACAATCCAACGGCTTCCCTCCATCCATTTTGCGCTTCCACGCCGTAAGGTCGTACCCATAGTCAACACCCTCTTCCACCCGCCACTTAATGTCGTTCAACTTCGCCATAGAAGAATCATTGGGCTGTCTGGGAGGTTTAATTAATACGTGGTACGAAAAACACGGATGGTACCCCCGGCATCCCCCCCTCCCCCTGGTGCCTTTCTCATCGCTGCTATGCGCTTATATCCGCGCATTTATAGCGGGGTGAGCGGGTACCTATGGGCGCGGTGTGTGGCCTTATAGGGCCTTACGGTGGAAAGATTGGAGGGTTTTTACGAGAAGGGGTGCTAAGTTTCCGAGATTGCTACCCTTGCCGATAATTTACATTATCAGTCTTCTTTGTCGTCGTTCGGGGAGTAGTAAGCTACGCTAGAATTAGACGTACTTTTGTTCTGCTCTAAACGCGACATCTTGTATAAAACTTCCGCTGCATATGCTGCTTGATTCAGAGAGGCATCTGCATGTTTCTGTGGGTTCGATAGTGACTGAATCGCCATCATATGCGCAGCGTCTAGGATGTCCGCTCTTTGTACTCTGTAACCTTGCACGTTTTTGATGTGTTCTAGTAGGGGTTTGAACATGTTATCGAGCGCTGAAATTGCGCCTGTGGACATTCCCGTGATTGCTTTTATTTCTTTCTGTGAGCGACTTTCTACGCGGAGTTGGAGGAACTTAGCTATTCTAGCGCGAGTTGTAACATCGCGTGAGTTTTTGCTGCCTTTTGGGCGGCCATTTTTTTTAGTTTTTGGGGTCTGCGCAGGGACGGTAATCTGGGGAACATCTCGATCTGAGTCCAATGAACTTGGCGGCAAATTGCTTGCGGTTTCTCTCGTTTGAATTCCTGCTTGCGGGCTTTCTCTAGTATTCTTAGCCATTGGGGATCATCTCTCCTTTCCAGGTATGCGGTTTTTATCAATTCGTAGTTAAGATTTAGTGTATTGCAAATCCATCTAGCGGAGTGCGTATCCTCTGAGTCTGAGACGATCCAGCAGTGGTCTATGGCATCGCCTCTAACTGCTTGTTGCAACCCGTCGCAGAGGACTTGTAGCCATAACCGGGTATATGGGCAATGTCGATAAAAATCGAAGTCCTCGCTATCCGGCGTGTACTCGTTTGATATACGTTACGGCTACCCCGTTGTTATGATGCGATATATGCAACTTAGTTGCAATTAGCTTTTTACTTTTTTAAGTATTCCCGTTCTAGTTCTTTCCCGACTTCTTTCCAGTCTATCCCTAAATACGCGATAATTGAGGCTAGAATGTCTATTTTAATTCTTTGTACGTTGTCATTTTCGGTAGCTTGCTGAAGCGCTGGAACTGAGACCGTTGCGCCCAATTTTACGAGTTCCCGCTGTAGTGCGCTCAAGTTTCCTGCTTTCTTCAGTGCTAAATTAAAATACTTTTTCATTCCTATCTCATTACATTCATTCATATTTTCGACAATTATAAACTTTTCTTTAAAGTTTGCTTGCATACTTTCGATAATTAATGCATCTTATCTTTATGGTTATCTTTAAGGATAACCGAAAAGAGAAAGTAAGTAAAATTAATTAATGGGGATTAATTATGAGTAAACAAAGTGTGTATGAAGTAGTAACAGCTCGATTGATTGAGCAGTTAGAATCCGGTGTTGCGCCGTGGAAACAACCTTGGAAGAACTACCTTGATTCCAATACTAGGCTACCTTCGAACTATAAAACAAAGAAAGCATACCGCGGAATCAATGCGGTTCTTTTGAACGGTGCTCCGACTCCGTTTTGGCTTACATACAAGCAAGCTGAGGAGATGGGCGGTCAAGTTCGCAAGGGTTCGAAGGGTACTCCTGTAGTCTATTGGAAGTGGCTATCCGCTGAGGAGCGGGCCGCTAACCCTGACCGGATGCCGTGTTATCCAATCTATTCCACGGTGTTCAATCTCTCTCAGATCGACGGCATCGAGTTACCGGCTGAAGCGCCTGTAGATGTCGAGAGCGGGATCGCGGCTTGTGATCGTGTGGTGGCGCATCTTCCGGTGAAAGCTGAGATCCGACATGAGGGCGCGAGGGCGTTCTATAGTCCTACTCCTGATTACGTGAATATGCCGAAAAAGAGCGCGTTTAAGGCGCTCACCGGGTACTACGCTACTTTGTTCCACGAGCTGACACACTGGACCGGCCACCATTCGAGACTCGATAGACTTTCTAAGGTGGCTCACTTTGGAAGCGAGGACTACTCGAAAGAGGAATTGGTAGCTGAGATGGGCGCGGCTTTTCTCTGCGCTCACACCGGGATCCAGAATGAGACCGAACCGCAGTCAGCTAGCTATCTCGCAAGCTGGATCCGCGTTCTTAAGGGTGATTCGAAACTAGCCTTGCAAGCAGCTAGCGCTGCTCAAAAGGCCACTGATTACATTCTAGGAGTTAAACAAGAGTCCGCGAATTGATGACTACAGGGAACCGGCGTGATGCCGGTTCCCGATAGTCCGCAATTACGCGGCAAAATGGGGAGTGTATGAAAATAACAGATTGGGAGTGCAAAGATATAAATCTTCACGGATTTAGACAATCCGACGCGAACGAGTCGAGAGAGTATCGGCGCATGAGATACGAGGAGTTAATGGGACTACTAAGGTTACCTTATCATTCCGCTGCTCAGGTCATGAGAATTGGTGCGCTACGCGGAATAAGACAGCGAGATAATTATGTTGCACACGAAGAGGCAATGGCATGGCGCGATGGAAAACTTAACTTTTAAGGGGGAATTATGAGCAACACTGAACGAATTTTAGCGATAGTCAGAAGACCTTCACGCGACATTGCGGAGGCGATTGTATCCAAGCTTGCAGCGAGGGCGGCGGAACTTGTGCGCAAGCCTTCCCTGACGACTGATGAGCTAAAGGAGCTGAAACGACTACGGGAAAACGCAAGGTTTTATAAGGTTTAACGTTTAGGAGGAATGAACATGTATAGGTTATTGATACCGCTTATTGCAGCAATGGCAGTAGGGCTAATGGGATTAACGGGGTGCGCGTTTCGTATGACAGTTACCCCAATTCAGTCCGAGGAGCTTGTACAAAAAAGCTTCACGAATCAGTTTTACGATTGGTTGTTTAAGTCGGAGGAAAAAAAGTCATGAAAAACTTCATTAAAAATTTATGGGGAATTGCAACCGCCTTACCTCGCTGGATAGTTAGCGCTATCGCTTGGGCATGGCAGAACTTAGAGGAGTTTTTCAGGGCGTTTCATTCGGTGTTTAGGCTGGAACGGCTCTTTTGGGCGCTGCTTTACTGTGTCATTGCGGTTGGAGGGTATACAACCTACGCATGGGCTGTAACGGCAATAAACGGCTTAGATTGGAGCTTAAAGTTAGCCAGGCAAATACCATAAGGTCGAAACCCCTTCGGGGGTCTGAGGGTAAAGCCTTCACTGATGAGACCATCGGCTAGTTAATGGGGTAGTTATGTTTTCACTCAATCGCAATCGTGGCCGTCAAATAGACGACGCTATACAGGGCTATATCGGCTTGCAAGAGTTTGAAACGCAACGGCAATACGAGGGAATTTTGCGCGAATGGGTCGAAGTTCTCGGCCCTGTTCCTTTTCACAAGGCGACTGAAATTCACGCTATGAAGTGGGCTAAAATCGTTGCGTCGAAACCTGGGATTAGAGGGCAAGTTTCAAAATCGACGGTCAAGCGTAAGGCTGGGATGCTTAAAAAGCTTTATTCGGTTTTGCAGGAGAGTCAGCTTGTCACACGTAACCCATTTCGTGGGGTACTAGCGCAATTTGCAAGCGCTCAAGTGGGAGATAAAAGACCTACTCAAATTCTGCCGTTTAGCGAGGTTGAGAGGTTCCTGACTACTCCCAGTGGGGATACCCCGGACGGTGTGACGGATAGGGCGTATTTTGCCTTGCTATTTGGTTGTGGATTGCGCGTTGGGGAAGTTTCTAAGCTCAATTTAGATGATGTTATAATCGGTGGGGCTACGGGACTCTTGGTGCGCTTGAGGGGCACGAAAAACGGAAGAGACGCTGAGCAATTGGTGCCCGAGGAAATGGTGCAGTACGTGATTAAATTGGTGACTCAGAGAAGTGGCGAGGGCGCAAGTCCGGGCGATCCGTTGATTGTATTGCATCGAGCTGATAGGAGTGCGGTTAATAAGACAGTTGCTACTCGACAACTGCATCGGATCTTTCAAAGGTGGTGTAAGATTCTCGGAATTCGAGGCCGGTTCTCGCCACATAGCGCAAGGGCTACTGCTATAACTTATCTGTTAGAGCAGGGAGTACCGCATCGTGTAGTCAGGGTATTCTCAAGGCATTCAAGTGTCTTGATGGTTGAGCGCTACGACAAACTTCGAGACAAAGGTTTAGAGGAAGCGATAAATCTCATCCAATACAAAAAAAGGGCTTGATAGAAATCATACAGAGGAGTAATTAACGAAAAGCGCCCCGTCGCTTAATTATCAGAAATAGAAAACCGACTTCTTTACTTATCAGTCAAAAGAGTCGCGATAAATCTGAGAATTAAGACAAAAAAAGCGCCCCTACTGGTTACAGCCAGCGGAGCGTCAGACGAGGCCAGAAGACTTAAGGAATTGGCCCCGAATATGTCTAAAAAGTTATCAGACACAGAAATCCAAAGCAATAACGAAGGTCAGGTTAGTGGCGGATTTGTTTTGATGCATCGCGGAGTACGCGACCATTGGATCTGGAATGAACCGCACTCCTCATATCAAGCATTTAGCGATTTAATTTTCTCGGCGAATTGGTGCGAGGCCACGATTCGATTCGACGGTCAGTTAGTCGCGTTAAGTCGTGGTCAGTTTGTAACCTCCGAATTGAAGCTAGCCGATTCTTGGAAGTGGTCACGCGGCAAGGTTGCCAGGTTCTTGAAGCTTCTAATTCAGGACAAAATGATCCAGGTTGAGCGAATTTCTAAGGGCTCGATTGTCACCATAAACAACTACGAAAAATATCAAAGTCGGACAGGTGACGGACATGTGACAGGACAGCACTCGATACAGCACTCGATACAGCACACAGGACAGCACTCGGACACAGTTAAAGAATTAAAACAAATTAAACAAATTAAAGAAACTAACAACAATCCAGCCGCTCGCTCCGCTTCGCCGTTGGTGAAAACTGAAGCTGATTTAATCAAATACCTTGAGCCGTATCCTAGCCTCAATACAGATAACCTACGGAAATTATTACTAGCTTGGATTGACGGGCCACGGAAACTTAAACGCGCCCCCCTCTCGTTTATCACGCTTACTGGAATCATAGAGGAGTATCAGAGCGCTCCGGAGTTGCTCGTTAGCGACTTAAAAACGTGCCTGGAAAACGGATGGCAAGGTCTGAAATGGGCGAAGGAACGGAGAGAAAATTTTCAAAATTCTTTGAGTGTCACAGCGGGATTTTCGCAAAAACGGACAGGTGAAACAGAGTCTCCAGAAGCGAAAGAAAATCGGCTTCGAGCGATGGCAAAAGCAGCGGATGAGGAGAACCGAAAAATCGCGGCTGCGAGACGGGCAACTTTTGGAGGGAGGGCCTAGTGGATACCTACGAAACTTCGAAGGCTCTTGAGATGATCAAGGAAGCTTTTCCGAGATTTAACAATTCAAATTCCGAAATTGCGGCTTGGCACCGGCTGATCTGTAAATTTTGCACAATCGAGGAATTCAGGGAGGCGTTAGATAAGGCTCGTTTATCGGCAGACACAATGCCTGGGATGCACTCAATGAAGATGCACATCCAGTCTGTAAAGAACGAGGCTAAGTCTAAATCCGGCAAGCTCTCCCCTACTATTGATCGTTCTGAATACCGCCCTGCTAGCGAAATGGAATTTTGCTTGGAGCATCTTGGCACGACCTACGTTAACGCACAGCTAAGAACCATCATTAAAGGACCACAATCGGGTCAAGGCGCGATGAAGACAGTACTTGCGCTCTGTCGTCAGAAGGATTGGTTGCCAGCGTACAAGGCGCTTATGGAGCGTTTAGTGAAGGAAGCGATGGATGTTGCGTGTGGTACGAGTCGAAGATCTGAGGGGCAGTTATGAGCGAATCGTTCTCTGGGATTCATTACGGATTGGAAGACGCAAAGTACCGCGCTGTTTCTGCTGTCTCAAATTCGATGCTGACGCGATTTGCGGCTGCGACACCGAAGCATTTTAAGGAAGGGCCAGAATTTAAAGTCACTGCCGAGATTGAATTGGGGTTAGCGATTCATAGCGCATACTTAACGCCGAGCTTGTTTAGTCAGGACCATGTTCAGGGTCAGAACGTAGATAGGCGCACAAAGGACGGCAAAAAGGCTCATAAGTTATTCTTGGCGATAAATGAAGGGCGGCGCGTCGTTCCCTACTACGATTATGAAAGATGCTTGGCTGTAGTTAACGAGCTTGCGGTGCATAAAGAGGTGCGTCGTCTTACGGAAAAATGTGAGCCGGAAGTTTCTATTTTTTGGGAAGACAACCTGTCGATACTGTCGTGTAAGGGCCGAATTGATTTGTATGACCAAACAAATGCTCGGTTATTCGATCTAAAAACCACATCTAAATCTGCCAGCGAGAAAGAGTTTACTAAAACCATCCTTCATCGAGGCTATCACCGACAAGCTGCTTTCTACCTAGACGGATTAAAGGAAATTGGCGCAGAGGCTAAGGATTTTTATTTCATCGTAGCCGAAACCGAAGCGCCCTACGCTATCGCTCTTTACAAAATGGATAACGAGTTCATTGAGCTTGGACGGCGCGAGATCCGAGGGCTCCTTCAGCAGTACGCAATTTGCGCGAGGTCTAATTTCTGGCCGAGCTACCCCGCAGAGGTTCAAGTATTGCGATGTCCACCGTGGCTCAAAAAGGATGGTACGAAACAAATAATCCAAATGGAGGAATATTAATGTCAAACGAAAATGCACTAATTACTAAACCTGAAGGCGACACCAAGTCTCCGCTAGTTCCAGAGGACGTAAACCCGGAGCTGATTTACTCGCGGCCATCGTTCTATGAGTTCGTACTGCGAGGGGCGAAGCTCTTAGCTAGCCAAACGATTCTCCCGGTTATGTTCCGGGGAAACATTCCGAACTGCGTTGCTGCAATTCAAATGTCGTACCGACTTGGAGTTGACACCCTCACATTCGCGCAAAATTGCCACGAGGTTCACGGAAAGCTTGGGATGGACGGTAAGCTGATTATTGCGATTGTTAATCGCAAAGGTGGGTTCGCGCACAATCTCCGGTTCGACATCACTGGTACTGGCGATTTGATGACTTGCCGCTGCTGGACTCGTACCAAGGAGGGCGACGTTCTAGAATATAAGATGAGCATTGCGGATGCAAAAAAATTCGGCTGGTTCAAGAATGAGAAGTGGACTCAGATGCCGGATCAAATGCTGCGATACCGCACCGCAGCGTTTTTTGCTCGGGCTAATTGCCCGGAAGTTATTCTCGGACTGCCTGCGATGATAGACGAGCTTGAGGATATTGAGCTTTCAAAACAGCCCGCTGGCTCATGGGCCAAGCCTCTAATTCCAGAGGTGTTACCAAATTCTGGACCTGAAACTCCGAGTTCTATCGTGGCTGAGTTTAACCCTGGGACGAATAAGGAGGGTCAGGTTCAGATGTTCGCTTCTCCAAAGCCTAAAGCGAGGTCTGCTTTAAGCGAAGGAGTTTAAAATAATTCGACTCAATAAAGGAGCTACCCCATTTAAAGCTAATTTTACGAGTCGCGATGTTTCCGGTTCATCGTTAAAAAAACCGGATCTTTGAGGCTCTATGGATTGGGATTACGAGAAACAAAAGAGGATAGAATTTATTAACGAAGCTCTTGAGGAGCTTAGACAACTTCAGCGCGATCTATCTCGTTACGTTCGAGAGTATACGATTAATTCACCGTCAGATGCAGAGGCGTTTGTCGCGCTACAGAGAATTAATTGTGCGCTGGATATAGGAACTGATTATTTCGACGAGTTAACGCCATGCGAGCCAGAAGAGAGGGATAGGTAGTGTTATGCAAGCAATCTAGCATCGTGGAAACCATGAGTAGCGTGCGATCCCGAGCGCTCCACAATTCGGGATTTTTTATGAGGACTATGTTTTTTAGCAAAATAGACAGAGAAGAGTTTGAGATACTTAAGAAAGATTTGTTTTTTTTTAGTGGTCAATTGGGGCAGCTAACAAAAAGGATCGAGGAGCTGGAAAGGAACGGAGCAAACTACGAGAAAATAATAGTATGTCAGTATGAAAGGATTAAAAAACTCGAAGCAAAGAAGGGACGGAAGAAATGAACCCATTCGATTTTATAAAAGTAGGCTTAGGCGCACTGCTTTTTAGCATCGGGCTAGTAATTACCATCGGATTAGTTGGTATTACCTCTGACGCTCATCCTCGGGACAATTGTGAATGCTCAGAGCTAAGAGCGATTCGTAGAATTCTAGAGCAGCAAACAGGAGTGGTGTGCGACGAGTTTCGATGCTTGCCAGCGCCAGAAGGAACACCGAACGGAGGGCAACAAGAATGAAAGACGATGATGTTCTTATTACGGAAATCTACGAAGCAACAAAGCGCACTGATTTACTTGGTTCGCTTATAATTGGCGTAGGAATAGCGCTCACGGCGGCAGGAATATTTTATTTAGTTATGGAGGTGGCGAGATGAACTTAGACGATTACGACAAAGTGCCGTGTAGCGCGAAGGAAGCTAACGAATGGATGTGTTTGGGTAACTATTCTCAGCGCGTCGGTAGTTTAGATCAGACCTTTTGGTTCAAGCTTGTGCCGAAGAAGAAGGGATTGTCAGAGATAGCAACCGAATCATTAGAGAAGGCAGTAGAAAAACACTATCCCAAGCCCGACCGATTCGCGAAGCTTGATAAGATTATTGAAGATTACGCAGAAAAATATTCTTACATTATTGCACCAGAATGGGTTGAAACTACCAAAGCTATTAATCGCGAAACTAGCAAAGCTATTCATCGCGCCATTGTCGAAATTATTGAGGGGGGGAAAATGAAATACGAAATAACGATTACACGGATAAAGGAATCTACGGAGGCAGATAAATATCCGTCACATACCGAGATTTACAAGCGAATAGTTAGTGCCGTTGATATTGCTGCTATATCTACAGTTGTAGAGAAGTTTGAACGGTATCAGCAACAGGCGGGCGAGATTCTCCCACTTACCAAAGAGCAATGGGAGGAGCTAACAAAATGAACAAACGAACAGAAAGAGCGATTAAGGCGTGGTTGGCGTTGCCGAAAGAGGATCGAAGCATCGGCGCGATTGATGATCGCGGTACGATTATTTTGTACGGCGAGGCGGCTGTTGAGGTTGCTAGATTTACCCTCCGCTCAATCATCGCCAAACGCTTCCCACGACGAAAGAAGAAGGCGAAGAAATAGATTTATGCCCTGATAGTGTAAGCGCACATGCTCCGTAGGAGTGTTAGAGCCGAGTAGCGACGGATAAGGGCACTTTTAAAAAGGAATAAAATGGAAACAAAAATGACGGAAATAGAAATTAACGGGATTAAGTATGTGCCAAAGGATAGTTATCAACCGGCGGTATCTAGCGACGGCTTACCGTATGTTGTGATTCGAGCGGATCGCGCAGGAGTCTTTGCCGGATATCTCAAAGAGAAGAAGCCAGACGAGGTAACCTTGGTGAACGTGCGTAGGCTTTGGTATTGGAGTGGTGCCGTTTCATGCTCACAGCTCGCAGAAAAAGGAACGTCTAAGCCAAAGGACTGCAAATTCACCGCACCGAATCGCGAGATAACAATTAAAAATTGGATCGAGATTCTTCCAGCCAGCGTAGAGGCTCAAAAATCAATCGAAGGAGTCGCCGTATGGCAAGCGTAATCAATGGCTATGGCTATGGCTCTGGCTCTGGCTATGGCTCTCGCTCTGGCTATGGCTATGGCTATGGCTCTGGCTCTGGCTCTGGCGATGGC